AGGCAAAGTCTGTCAGAAATTATTTGAATATAATCTTTTAAGACTTCGTCTGATACTGAAATATTTGGACGTCTTTTTACTCTCTCCAGTATTTCCACAGGCTTCTCCTTACTCTGATTTAACAACTACTGTAGCATTTCCTGATTTTCGTGCCGCATAATCAGAGTCTGCCTCAACTACAGTGATTATCTGACCCTCTGATGCCGTAATGTCGGATGTTCCGTCCCATGCAGTCCAAGTTCTGACATTCTGACCGTACGTTAGTACTTCTGCCGACTGACCCAATTTATACTTATAGACATTGTTTCCCTCTTTTGCAGGTGATACTGTCAGCTTTGTTGTTCCTGTCGAAGTCCCCTCTACAGGCTCAATCGTCAAAGTTTCAAGGGATGTTTCTGCCAAAACGGCCTTAACAACTGCTTTTTTGTTGTCCGGAAGAATAAATTCCCCTGCCTTACCAGCTCCCTGAAGCGCTACTCCGTCAAAGTCTTCAGATTCTATTGTTCTTGCAGTATTAATTCCGGTAAACGCTTTGCCAATGCCCTCAATATATGCAAAAGCAACCTCTCCCTCCGGAAATAATTCGTCTGGAACTTCCTGAATGAAAAATCCCTTAAACTTTACAATGCTATTATCATCCATATTTACTGTGGAACCTTTAGACGATGCCGCCAACTGGTGATCCACAATAGCATTGTATAAATCGGAATTAACCTTTGCGCGTTTTGTTCCAACAGCTTCAATATTATTAAAATATTTTGATAATTCGTTAAAAAGCTTCACAACATTATTTGCTGAGTAATCGGAAATTTTAACTTCATGGGCAGCGGATTTTGAAATAAATTTACCATGCTGTGCATTGAACCTGGATGTTTTTGCCCTAGACTGAAGTTCCAAACGGTCAGCAATAGCAGCTTCAAATTCGTTATTCACGGTATGGCGGTCTATACCTTCATGAAACGTCCATTCCCATTCGTAATTGACCGGAACATCCTTATAGATAACTTCTGTTCTGTTACCAAACCGGCTCGAATTAGCAGTGCCTGTTCCAAAAGCAACATTAGCCGCCTTGTTATACTCGTTTCCTACCACAACCGGAATATCCGATGTTTTTACATAAAAGGCAGTTTCATTTTCCTGCACACCATCAACAACCTCAATACCTCCACCAAAAAAATCCGCAAAATAAGATAATTTCTTAAATACCGCTTTCATCAGATTTTTAAACTCTTTGTAGCTTTAAATTTTTATTTTTCATAGCTTACTCTCCTTTGCTTTTTACTTGTACTTTGCAATCCTCTTATCAATTTCAGATAATACATCCCCATTGTTACTATAAGATTTAGGTGTTCTTCCGGTTGCCCTTACTGTTTCAACCTGTTTTCTGTCTTCCGTGATAATTCCGACCAATTTTTCAATCAGTTTGCTGGTCTGCTCAGCATCTTCTCCAACAACAAAATCAAGCATATCCTGCGTAGCCACAATACTGTGGCGCTCTTTCATTATCTTCGCTGCACTTCGTGACAGTTCAGAACGTAAAGCTTCTTTTTCAAGGTCCTTAACTCTGTTTGCTAACTTTTCATTTTCATTTTTGGCTTTTTCAAGCTCATATTCCTTTCTTTGCTCTGCGTTCATTTTTGCCAGTTTTGCAGCTTCCTCTTTTGCAGCATTCACAGCCTTTTCCTGCTCTGCCTGCCAGCGCGCAAAACGTTTTCCGATAATTCGATCCAAGTCCGCATCTGTATACTTCTTTTCTGTGGTGGCATCATTTTCTTTTGCATCGCCATCTTTGCTTTCAGATGTCTCGCCATGCTGATTTTCTGCCTCCGTGCTGCTTTCGCTATGGCTATGTTTGTCTTCATCACTTTCAACCTCAGCATTATCCAAATCATCTGCAAACACCTGCAATTTTGCAATTTTAAATGCTTCGTGCCTGTTGTTCATATGCTTCATAATTATAATCCTCCTTATTTTTACGACTTTGCTTGTCATGATAATTTTCCACAGTATTTAGGCACTGCGCAGCCTTCGCCTGTAGCTTTTTATGTCATCCACGCCTAGACAATCCGAACATGGTTCGGATATTCATTGGAAATCATACTGACACCAATAAAAAAGGAATCAATCAAAGTTTTTCCTTGCTTTGAGAGATCCCTAAAGTGTATATCAGCCATTCCTGGCGATATTTCGTATTTAATTTTATCTGTTGTCAAGTGCTCCATTGAGGTTATCAATGTTTGGAGCAAAGCTGATACTCCGGCACATACAATATCTTTTCCAAATTCAGCATATTTTGCATGTCCCTGTATTTTGATTTGGTTACTCTTTATCATCACCTCAATCAAATTATTCACCTCGATTTCGATTACCTGTAAAAGATAAAATAATTAAGGTCAAGCAGATAATCGCTATATTAATTGTCGATGTTGCCATGTTCCCCTCCCTCCTTTACTGCTTTGTATAAAAACACCGGCTCAAAAAACGATATTCATTCTAATCATCTTTATTTTGTAATCTGCCTGCAATATCTTCAATATCAATTGCACCTGTATATTTCATTATCATGACATCGTTTTCTATAAGAACCGCTACAGGCAGTCTATCCACCATATACTTTTCTGCTGTAAATGGGTCCTCTTGTGTATTTATGCGTTGAATTTTTTCCGTTCCCACTATTTCTTCAAGCGGAGATATAAACTCCCTTTCATAGAACCGGCACGGTGGACACCATGGAGCATGGAAAAACAATAATTTTCTCATGGTCTATCTCCTTTTAACATAATCCTCTCTCAAAATTTCATATAATTTTTCATCATAAAACAATCCGTCAATCAAGCGTGTATGATCTTTCTTTGTCCCAACAATTCTTCCTCCATATTTCCGACACATTTTGTCATAGGATTTTTCAATAGGATTACCTACAACAACACTAAAAGAAAGTTTTCGGAAACAATACTTATCAAAAATATCCTTTAATATTGTTCCTAAATCCACAGCAAATATTAATGATGGTTCCTTCTCAAAATTAATAATCCCAAGACCATAAACTGAAGCACTTTCACGGGCAATTGCATAAGACATATATCCTATAACTTTCCCTTCTCTTAATGATACAAATTCATGCTTTGACCAAGTATTTTCTTCAGGTTTCCAATCTTCATAATAATTCGTGTATGCATAATATTTATATCGTTCATCGAACCATGTAGAACGGAGCTCATCCCGCACTTCATTTTCATATCTTATTGCTACATCTAACATTATTCGTCCTCCTAAAAATAGGCACAAGAAAACCACCGGCCATTTCTGACTGGTGGTTATTAGTACCATGTTATCGCTGTTTGACTTGGAACACTTTCTCCACTCTCTAATAATGCACGTAATTTCGCCACGGATTTTTGAGCATATATTTGTTTTCCATATTTGTATTTAGAATATTCTATATTGGCTTCATCGCCATTCAAGATAATGTGTCCAATCTCTCCGGATTTTTCTGGATTATAGTCGCATTCGATGATTCCATTATTTAATTTTATGTTTTCCAGAATAACCATTATATCACCACCTACTCCAAATACTTCGCATAATTATGTTTTATACTAGCCTGAACATGTGCCTCATTTTGAGGCAAGCCACGTTCTACCAGTATCATCTCCAAATATTCGTGTTTTAGCAGTACCAAGTCTTGTTCTTTGATATTTTTTCCATCAATCAAGCGTTGCCATGATTGAGCCATATCATAAGATGGTGCAAATCTTGCATAACCTTCCAATAAATCATGTTCATCTTCAAATATATATTTTTTAATCTTCCTGATTGCCTCTGGCTTCCATCCAGTATTTTGAGCAATTCTATTTACATCATTAGTCATGTGGCGAACAGATTCATAATATTGAATAGCATGCTTTTCAGCTCTTGCACTGTTAGGATCCAATGCTCCGCTTGTTGCCCCTGAATTTATTATACCAAAATTATGTTTTTTTTCAATATTATTTGCTATTTTAGCTGCTTGTTTACTCGTTTCGCCGCCATGCCTACGCTTATAATCATCCATCCACTTATCCCAATCCTCAACCTCAATCGTAAAGGTGCATCGACACCATGGATGAAGCGGTGGAAAATTTACACCCGGCTGCCTGTGGGCGATGCTAAACACCTGCTCTGCCACCCTGCTACAAATCTCACATACCTTCCCATCACCAACCGTTGATACTCTGTAATTCTCAAAATCTTCAACAAATGGTTGCATGGTTGCTTCTGCCATAACATAGGTGCCTTCCGTGTATATCAGTCTGTATGCATCGTTCCTTGTCACTTTCCCGAAGCGCTCCCTAAGCTTCTTGGTAAGCTTCTCGTAAGAATCCCCTCTTGCTATCCCCTGTGCTATATCAGTATTCAGATACCTTGCGAGCTTATCCGCATTCTTCCAAATCTTCTGTGAAAAGTTCTCTCCATTGCTCCATGCCACATTAACAAATAGATTTGTTATGTCCGAGTTGTTCGCATAGAAGTTTTTTCCAAATCCAAGCATTTCTTTCGCTGCGTTGGCTCCCCTTAATGCCTGTTTATTAAGGTGCGCTTCTATTTGTTCATTGTTTACGGCGCCTATTTCAAGCTGTTGGAGTATAATAGTCTGTTGCAGGGCTTCTAGTCTGTTTAACTTATATATAGATGCTCTAACTGGCAACAGATGTGCATATCGAGGATATTTAAGCGCAAATCCGTCCATGTTCTGTATAAGGAGATTGCGCTCTGCTTCCGTAAGGGTCTGCATCAACGTCTTGTACTTGATTACATTGTCCTTCCCATACATCTGATAATATGACGCTATTTCTCGGTCTAATCTCTGATACTCTGCATCATAAAAGGACGAAAGCCGCTTCTTAAGCGTTTCTTCGTCCTTTTCCATTTGTTTATTTAATTGTTCCTGCCTATCCTCCCAATAGCTCATTATCAACCTCTAATGTTCTGCTTGTTGGGTAATCCGTGTCGTACCCTTCTTTATCCTGTTCTGTTTTAATACGTTCTATTTCCATTCTGATATCATCAACAACAGATAGCACCTTAAGCTGTGTTTCCTTGCTCACTACACCTGACAGCTCCGATGCAACCTGCGCTTCTTCTAACTGATTTTTCGGTATGTTTCGAGATGTTGTTATACTTATATCTTTCCAAGCATCTTTTTCTTTCGTATTGGTTGATAAGGAGCAGAATATTTTATAACGTTTCCGCAATGACTTTTCAATTTTCCTATCAAATCCCAGTGCCAGATTACTCATGGCCTGCAATTTGTAAGCCAATGCAATACCTGATGTTGCAGAACCATACTCTTTATCAGATATATTTGCTACCATAGAAATCTGATAAATTAATACCTCTAAACGGTCTAATAAATTTTCCTGTGTTCCATCAGCTGTTGGTTTTTGAAGAAATTGCACCAAAACATCTTTTGCATCATCTGTACCATATAAATTGATGATTCTATTATCCCGAATTTTATATACACCGTCTTCATCAAGCTCAGCTCCCAGAACCGCAAGATATGCCTCAGCAAAAGCATCTACATCATTTGCCTTTTCACCAATAGCATGGTTATACGCTTCTACAAGCCCCGTTACTTCTTCATAAATTCCTATACGTTCATCGTTTAAGCGGTATTCCACACACGGAATATAACCATATGGATTTTCATGTTTGTCCTTTTTCTGTCCATGTTCAAATATCTCAATAGAGGTACGGGTTAATATTTCGCCATATGTTTCTCCGGCATAATCGCTTTCAGTGCTGTGACGTCCATATCTTATTGCAAATAATGCACGGTTTTTTAGTGTATCATCATAAACAACAAATAGCTCTTTAGGCGTACATACAGTCATTTTTGTTTGTGTATTTTCATCCTGATAAAAATATTCCCAGGCGTGCCCATATATACATGCCTTTTTAAACAGCTCATATTCATGATCTGTAATCTCATTTTGACTTTCAAAATCTTTTATTGTCTTATCAATCACATCATCCGGGTGTACTTTTTTTATTGGAATTCCATAGGCATATCCCATAAATGTCTCTGTAATATACCGGGGAAAATTTACGGCTAATCGGTTATCCGGTTTCCAATTCTCTTTTTCAGGCTGCTTATATACATCATGAAAGCCTTTGTATAAATTTTCAAGATAACTATAACGTTGTAATCTGCTCTCATGTTTACGAATATACTCATCTATCAATTCCATAGAAATCCCATTTTCTATTTTCTCTTTGCTGCAAAGAAGCGGCTCAGGCAAAGAATATGGTCTTCTTGTTTTATGCATTTTTAAATGCCTCCTTTGAAAGTTTTAAGCTTAATTGCTCCTCGTCTCTCACGTTCTATTGAATATCGTAACATTGCCATAGCATCATCAAAGACATTAACCGGTTCATCTGTATATTGATTTGTTTTTTCATCTTTTAGCCACTTCCATTGCTGAATTTCCTTGATTGTATTAATGCAAGACGGATGAATATGTATCATATGTTGTTTTAAATAGTCAATTTGCGCAGCAACTGAATTCGGTTCTTTCTTTACGGGAACAGCTTTGTACCCTGCCTTTTTCCACATTTTTATCCGGTCCGGCTCAGCTGAGTCGCAATACATTGTGATATATTTATTAAACTTTTTCTCTGCCGCTCGAATAATTTCTGTAGTATCCATTTCATACACATATAACTCTTTGCAGAGGAAAATATCACCATCTTTAAAACCAACCTCGCCGATACAATTTGCATGATTAAATCCGAAGTCTTGTGCATTTACCATGTAATCAAAGTGTTCTGGCTGTGTGCTAAATTCTTCAACAATATAATTTGTAAGAATAAGCCCGCCGCATTCTCCCCACTCGCCAAGTCCATATACCCGATATCCATCGGGATCTCGTTGTTTTCTAACCATCATTCTGCGATGATACGCCTCATCAATAAAACGATTTTGCAAGTAGGTAGAATGGTGCGTAAAGATATCATCACTCTTTATATCAAAATACTTTGCCTTTATCCAATGAGTCGCAGATACAGGGTTGAAGCTGAATGTAATCTGATAATACAAAAATGGATTAAAGGACAAATCCCCCCTAAGCCTGTCGTCTAATATATCAACATCAGCTTCAAAGAGTTCCGTTGCCTCTTCAATCCATATCCAAGTAAGCTTTCCTTTATCAAATGTAATGGACTTCACTTTCTCACGCTGTCCATCGTCTTTCATCCCTCGAAATATAATTTTATTTCCGGTAATCCGTGAAGTAATCTCCATCGGATTTATTTTTATTTGCCAGTATTTACATGCATATTCCCCGTATATCTTATAGATGGCGCTTTTTAATTCCGCGTATGTGCTGTCTTTATTGGTTGTATCAACTTTCCTTACACACAAAAGATTTGCCCCTTGATATTTCATATCTCCAAGTTTCAAGATAAAATCCTGCGCGATATTAACAGACTTACCACTTCCGGCAGAACCCATTGCAAGTCGGTATCTTTGCCGACACTCATTAAAAATTTTAAAATTGTGATTGAATTTGACCTTAATTTCCTTCAGTATTGCCATAATCAATCACAACCTTTAATTCCATGTCCCCGGATAACTCCATTTTATCACTGAACATACCTAAATGCCGTCCTAAAAGTTCCAAAGCCCTGGTTTTATCATACGGTCTTACTTCAAACCCATCTCTTCCTTTCTTCATTACGGAAATTACCTTTGTTTGTTCTTCTGTAAGTTCCTTTGTTAAAACAGGTTCTATAGTCCGATATTTGACGGGATTTCCTTCTTTGTCAAGCAGCGGTTGCAACTTACCATTTATTTCTATCGTTGCTTCTCTCTCTATTACATGTGCATAATCTGTAGCATTTGAAAATGCTATTAACGCAAGCTCATTGACAACCATATCTTGTGTTATTTCTGTGCGTTTTTTTCGTTCATCCATGCATTTGTGAATATACTCTGCAACCTTAACATTTCTTAACAATCTGGTTGCAGACGCTGCTGCTGTCTCAGCTTTTCTCACAGTCGGATAAGCCGCCTTGTAAGCCCTCGTGGCATTCAGGTCAATTAAGTATTCATCTGCAAATATTTTCTGTTTTTCTGTCATTCAGACTCACCTCCTGTTTTCTCATTCATTTAATAGCAGGAGTGGGATTTGAACCCACGTA